CCGAGCCAATTAAAAATGAAGAGTAACGGAGGGTTGGTTGTTCCTCTGGCAGACGAAGTGATCGAGTTTTTAAAAACTCTTCGGCGAGAAGAAGGGCAAGAATTGATGTTTCCTAATCGGTATGGAAGATTGATGACGGACACCATGTTCTCAAACGTCGTAGCTGATTTGCCTACAAAGTGGCTCGATGAGGAGCAGGGGCGTCTTCTTGAACATGAGGTTAGAGCAACCATGCATGGTATTGCTCGTGCAACTTTTAGAACGTGGGCGCAGGATGATAGATTAGGAAATGATAAAAAATTTGACGCTCGTACCGCCGAATTGTGTTTGCACCACAAAGTTCAAGATGCGTACAACGGCGCATACGAGCGGAATAAATCGTTTATCAGGCGCCGGGAAATGATGAGCGCCTGGGCTGAATATTGCTTTAGTCTGATTACTCCTAAGTGAGTTACGCGATATTGAAAAAACGGCGGATCTTGCTTTCTTCGAAAAGGCGGATGTTGTTGATGATCTTTGCCGGCTTGGGAAAACCAACATCTTTGGGTACAAAGCCTCTTTTCGAATAATACCCGCCGTTAACATAATTTTTTATTGTTGAGACAGAAAGTCCGGAGATCTCTGCGATCTCCGGGATACGGATCAATCTTGTCTTACTCATAGCTTGAAACCTTTACTCCGTTATACGCACCATCCGGGCGCGTCATTAGATTCTTTGTTTTGTTCCAGAATTTGATGATTAGTTTTGGGCTGTCTTTAACAATTTCCTCCATTACCGGGAGGAAGAAAGTGACGGCCTCTTGAATTGTTTTGAGCTCGTCCGCGGTCGGAACATAGAACTTAGCTTTGTTCTTGTATGTTCGAAGATATAACGATGTCAGACTATCTGAGAGAGCACACTGCAGCTCATTGGAAGAAATAAGATCTTCCTCACTCAACCGATCCTCCCCCAGTTCATTAAATGTCACGCCTGTCAGGTTGCTGAAATCTGCCAGAGCTCTCATATCATCTCGATCAAACTTGCCATAGGGCAATTTAAGTTCAACAGAGAATCCGACATTCGTCATCGTGTCGATAATCACATCAATGCGTTCCTCAGAGATGCGCGGAATCTCAATCTTTCGACATGTGAATTTTTTCCGAGGTTTCTTGTTCCTGGGCATTGTCAGAACCTCACGCGGTCGTTGATGATCATGTCAGCAAACTCAACGTAGTAATCAGAGTCAGGACGATCGAATCTCACGTGAAAACGAAGCGTGTATTTAGTTCTGGATTCGTCTGTGATGCCGAGTGTTTTGAAAAACAGCCCGTAGATTTGCTGTAATTTTTTCTCCGAGTACGGTGCCGTAGTGTCTGCGTGGATGACGATTGTCTTCGCCCAGTCGGGGATTTGAATATTTTCGGTTGTTTGCTTCAGGCTGATTCTAGTAATGTTCATTTTGCTTCTTCCTTGATTCTTGATAACTGGCGGTCGGCTTTTTCGTTCATTAGCCGAGTGATTTTTTCGTCATATTCCGGGGACTCAAGCAACAGATATTCCATTTGCCGAGACACTAAGAGAACGTCAGCTATTTCTTCGTCAGTTTTTTCCATAGCCTCAGCTCGTTTTTGGGCGATTGATTCACCGCCTTCACCGTTCTCTTGCTGAATCATGAGACCGACGTTCTTCAACGTAGCAGCGGCCAGTTCTGCGCCTTCTTCGGCCAGTTTGATGGCCTGAAGGTCCATGCCGTAATGGTTCGCAATAGCTTGTAGCTTTTCTTGTAAATTCATTTAAAGAATCCTTGCTTTATCAAAAAAAAAGAGCACCCGAGAAACGGATGCTCTTGTGATGGGTTCGTTCTTTCGCCAATTAGTGCGGAACTTCGATAAGGATTGAATCGAAAGGAAGAGACATCTGAACGTCTTTTTGATACTCGTCCATTTTTAAAAGCATCACTTTCTTTTCATCTTTCCATTTGGCGAGAGAAGAGGCGCAGAAACTAATCTGCCGTTTTCGTTCGTCGAACTTTGCCTCCAGTCGTAGGGCCTTTTGGTACGTCGACAGGTTGATGTTCTGTAAAGCCTTTACCGCTGCTTCGAAGGCTTGAGCAAATCTGATTTGATATCGTTCTGCTCTTTTTCCGGATAACTTCATTGCCAAAATATTGAAGCCCGTTTGATTCATTCTGAATGCTGGGGACTCAATAAAGACATCCGGATTTTTAGGATGTGGACGGCTTGTGGTTGTCTCCTGAAAATATAGGAGACATAAAAGCTCCGAATTTCGAGCGATCAGGCCTCTAATAATCTGGAGCAAATTGTCATGACGGTATCCAAAATAATCCGCCACGACAGTTGACAGGACGGTGGGCACGCCATCAATAATTTCTAACGTCGGTGGCGGCAGAGTGGTTAATTCATTTTGTATTCCCAATAAAAAAAGCCCCTCAAATTGAGGGGCGGAATGGTGTTTGTTGGTTTCTTGCCGTAATTGAGTTCTTTAGGTGTGAACTGTCAATGTACTATTGGAACTGTCTTAATAAAGTTGTCCCTTGTCTCGTAGCGGTAGGTTCCTTCAATTGTTGGTTTAGGAATAGTTACTTTAATTCCGTCGTAAAAAGGTTTTTCCCTTTCAGCAAGTAGAGCTACATCTCCATAACAGTATTTGTCGTATTCTGAATCACATTCAAAGGCCAAGGCATTACCATCCGGCAAAACTTGAAAGACTCGATAGGTTTTTATTTCATCTAACCAAACTGTCTGACCATCGATGACGGTACAACTAGTTAAAGTTAAGAAACTTATGGGTAGCAGCAAAAGGAGTTTTTTCATTTTCACTGGGTGTTTGAACTGGTGAGGGGCTCATCCTCCTGAAAAAAGTTTAGCGGCTTTCAAGGCGATCTGTAAAGGAAAAAGAAAAACCTCCCGTAGGAGGCCGACTTAATGAACGTAGTTTCTTAAGAAGTCAAAGATATTATCAACTCCCCTAATATTTTGAATTGATCGCTAAAAGCAGTTCGACTTTCTTTCATAGTTTCGAGGGCCCAGCCAAACTGCTTTGCATTTTTTAAGTCCTCATCAGTCAAAGCAAAAACTGGTCGTCCAAGATTTTGGCTAATGGCAATTAACGAATTAAAATCCGAGATGTGTGCAAGGTCGTAAGCCTGGAGATTCAAGCCTAATGCGTCTAAGGCGACCTGAACGTCGGCTCGATTTTTTACGCAACCAAGTCTTGTCAAGCACGGAACTAAGCTAGCATCAACCGAATCACGAATAGCGGTGATCCATTTTTCGAAGGATTTTGCAGGCTCCCTCTTACGGATTCTGTATCGTTGCTGAATTGTTCCTAAAAATAAAGGACAATTAGATAACGAAGCTACTGCACGAGGTGTTGCTGAAGCAGCTTTAAAGGCAGACAGATCGCTGTGCCATATCTCTATGTACTTAGTCAGCGAGCTAACAGCTTGCCAGCAGAAAAAGTCCGGTGTAGTAGGAACGATGAAGTAGTCACTAGACATCAACATAACTTCGTTTAAGCCCCCTACATTAGGACTCATGTCTAAAATCACATAATCAAAACCACGATCCCTGGCCAGACTCTTTACAAGTTGCGGTAAAGCTCCAGGAAGATTGCGTGTTGCAGGAACGCCTGCAGCGATCTTTAAGGCAATGCTAATTTGAGAATCTAAACTGGATATATTTAGGCTACCCGGTAAGAGAAATAGATTCTCGTTCTGTGTTTGGTGTAGCCTTCCCTTCTCGGCGTCTAATATCCCCTCAGGAGTTTCCCCGTCAATAATCCGGTCCACGATCGGCATTAGAGTGAGATTATCTCTGCTACTGTAGAACGAATCCAAGCCATCACTCAGTCCAGCATAACCCAAAATTAATCCAGTTAAATTGCATTGTGAGTCCAAGTCAACTAGCAATACCTTTTTGTTTAGATTTGCCAAGGACCACCCAAGATTAAAAGCTGTTGTCGTTTTGCTGACTCCGCCTTTATGATTAAAAAGTCCAATAACTTTTGCCATCTGAGCCTCCTCTTATGCGAGGATTTTAGCTTATTCAGGTAAAAAAACTAAGGCATATTTTCATGAAGTGCGGTGTAACTATTAACTTTTAGTATTTAGAATATCCTCTACCTTCCGTAAACCCTGCCATAAAGTTTGATAATCATCCAGGTGTTAAACATACTGGCGATTGCAAGTGCAAGAATGCTGATGCCAATGCATGACAATAAAAGTGAATCCATAGTTTTTCCTTCGGTAAGTTAATGGCAAAAATAAAGCCCGCTTGTGCAGGCTTGGAGGGAATTTGGCTCGGTTGATCCGGCTCAACCGAGAAAGCCTTTTCTTGTTGCACCGTACTGTAGTGCCCGATGCGAATATTACACAAAACTAGTTTTTTATCGGTAGAAACCCTGCCTATTTTGCGTAGTCTGTAACCTAACAGGTTATGCGCAGTGTTGCAAACGTAGTTTCAAAGGGTTTGCTCATTTATTTGCTCCAAAAGAAAACCGCCCGGAGGCGGCTGTTAAATGTCTATTTTTTCCCATCCCATTAGTTCAGGGAAATCATCATCAAAATCAAACTCAACAGGTAACGAGCAAGCTTCTAAAAATCTTCCGCTTGTGTACGTCAAGACTCTCTAAAACAACTCACCAGTTTCGGCGTTTTTTAAAAGCACAAGGATCTGGTCGTCCTCCTCAAAAGTGTGAGTGCGAGGATCGTCAATGTTTTCAAGTTCTAGTTTCATTTATTGGTCTCCGGTTGGTAGGGAGCGGGGAGGGCTCTAAAAGCAATCACATCAGAATGTGCGGTTCCCCATCTTCCCAGCATGTCGAAATAGTTTTGCTGCACGTAATCTGCATCCTCGTCTTTAAATGTCACCAGGTACTCTCCGCACTCCGGAGGATTAACCTCCGGGAACGGGTTCCATCCATCTGGGTTGTACTCAGGAAACTCTTCAAAATAGTCCTTGTCAACTCTCATAGAAAGTTTGAAAACTTCAGATTCCAGCGAAATGTAATCGGTTGGATCTTTCATTTGTTCTCTGCAACACGTTGCAATTCTGTCATCAGATACCACCAACTGGTTGATCTTGTCTTTTAAGGCAAGGTCTTTAATCTTCCACATTTATTTCTCCAAAAGAGAAGCCCCGCTCTCGCAGGGCTTATGGTTACTTATTTATTGTCTCCACCGGAGCGTCCTGAGATGTTCCAACGACCTCGCCATCTTCGATGTCTTTGAAATCCTCGACGCTGACGGCATTGATGTCGATTACGTCGTTCGGGTCGATCTTTTCCCCGGCTTCTCGTTTCGCGTCAACATTAGCCACCTGCAGAGCCTCAATTGAAACAGGCAAATATTTGAACAACCTGCGGATAACGGTCTTCAGGGCCATGGCCTCAAAATAGTTGTTCCAAATATTTTTACTCTTGGCCTTGGCTTTAACAGCCTCAACCTCGGCGCGAGACATGACCTCGAACTGGTATCCGCCTCCCTTGAGGTTAGCGACTGCGTAGACAAAGGTGATCGGTTTTTTAATGCGGTCGGCTTCAACACTTGGTACATGATGAATGTCCGGATGGAGGCCGAGTTGATAATTAAAGTCGTCACCTTCGTGGACTGCGAATGCGGACAGAGACAAAACTTGTCCGGATCTTCTTGCCAAGTCAATCATTCCGCGGTAGCCCAAGATTAGCTGGCACTGGTTACCGTAGGGGACAAGGTATGCTTGCCCAAGAGCAGACCCGGGTTCAAGTCCAAGCTGAGCTGACTGCATGACCGCTCCGAGGAACGAGGCCGGTGTGGTATTGAGAAGGGCTGGAGTTTTACGCAGTTCGGTCGCGGCAATTCTTGCCATCCGGTCAGCGCTCAGATGTTTTGGGACGGCCAAGGCGAGTTGCTTTTTAAACTGGTCGGAAAGGACCTGTTGAACGATCGCGGGAGCTTTCGTCTTTGGTTTTGCGACTGGTGCAGAAGGTGCGCCGACAGCGGCGGCGAGTTGGTCAGATGTGGACATAATTTAATTCCTATGAAAAAGCCCCTCGCACTGGAGGGGCTTGGAACATGAATAGAAAAGCCTCCGAAGGAGGGGGGCAGAGGTTTATTCTTTACTTTGAGCTTGCTCTTTATTTTTAAGGAAGGGTAAAAGCTCATGGAAGGGGCTTCCATGTACTTTTTGTTCAACGTATCGGAGAGGTCTTTCGTCCAAAGTCTTCAAGATGCTATCCAAGAGTTTTATTCTGAGGTCATCCTCCATATCAGAACCTTCTTCTGGGGGTAGTTGTTCTATCTCTTTTCTGAATCCCTCATATGCGGCGGCAATAGATGCCTTAAACCCATAGTCCTCACTAAGTCGGAAGCAGTATCCTATTTGTTTAGTTGAAACCCAAGCGAACCAAACTGGAGCAGCGATAGAAAGGACAGAAATCAGGATGTTCAAGAAAATAATAGATCCAGCCGCTTTTTCAGGTTTAATCAGAAGTTCCTGCATGGAATGAAGCCTGAAAAATGCTATGACTAGAGCGAGGACCAAAGAAGATATAAGGCCAAAAACCCACCATTTTTGCGTTGTGAATAAATCCTTCCTTCTGGTTTCAAACTCTTTAGCCAGTCCGGCAGCGGTTGCGGAGGTAAGGGCCTTTTCTGCATCTTTCAGAGTGCGTTGTATACGTAGTTCCGTATCGGAAATTTTTTGACCTATCAAGTTGGAAGATTTTTCAATTGAATCTATCTTCTCTTTTGATTTCGAAGCCTCTTCCAATAGATTTTCTAATTCGCCGAGCTTTTCATCTGAACGATCCTCCATGGCTTTGATTTTTTCATCAAAAAGCTTCGAAGCATCTTCTGTTTTATTATCTAGCTGATCGTAAAATTTTCCTTCATCCTCTTCTAGCTTTGTGAAAAGATCCTCGGCTTTTTGTGTGACTTCATTTTGTGTTACATCCATGGACGATTTTCTTTCCGCCACGTCTTTCGAAAAAGAAACGGTCAATTCTTCGATTTTTGTCTTGTTACCAAGCATAGATTCGAGCCAAGAAGACAAATCATCTATGTTTTCGAACTTTCTTTCAAACTTGTCCAAGGCGTCATAAAGTTTGTTTAATTTTTTCTCGGCAGATTCAAACCGCTTACGTTGTCTTTCAATCTCGGCTTGTGTAGGAGGGACTATAGGTTGTTCTGACATGGCAGTTATCTCGAAAGAAGAGTACCGGCGATAAACCCAATTGAGAAGAAAAGGGCTGCGACTAAAATTATTACTATTTCGTCCATGGTAATTGATTCCTTTAAAGTTTCAAGAGGGAATTTTTGGAAGAATCCTCGGCAGTAGTAATTACGCGCACACGCGCATGACGCGAGTGGAGCTCTCTTTTAGATAGTCAAAGTAATCATTCAGGTGTTCCTGTTTGAAAGAGTCTGAGTCGAAGCGCTTGGATGTCTGGGTCTTGTACGTCAAAACCTTCTTGCCGTCCAAAGTCAGAATTTCGTTGTCTTTCATGTCGATGGCGATCTTGGCTTTAACCGCGTCTTGTTGCTTCTTGAGTTCTTTAATTTCGCCATTGAGGCGAGCATATTCGCCGTAGTTAATAGCCAGATCACCTTGAGCTTCGATAGCTTTACCATTAGATCTCCCGTAGAGCTTTAGAACGTCCTCAATGTTTATCGGTTCCGGAGGCGTTTTAGTTAGAACATAGTTGTTCCAGAATGCAGAGCATTTTTCCTTGATGACCTGGAATACATCCGGACGAGCATCTACCCAGTACATCCGGAAATCAGATCCTCCGATTAGAACCGCGAGATACATTCCTTTGAGCTTAAGAATGCCGCAGTACCACTGAATCTGAGTTTCGTAGTAAAGCGGAATTACGTGCTCTGTTCTCAGATTGTTTTGTTTAATCTCGAGCTCCTGGCTCGGGCCCCAAAGGTCAGCGGTAAAAGCGTTTGCCGTCTTAGCCTCAAAAGCGACATCCGTGTTAATAATGCGCTCGACGCCCGTGATGTCGGCATACTTCTCAATTTCTTCAACCTTCAGTAGCGGCCGAACTTTTCCCGCAATCTCAGGATTGATAATCGCTCGGTCGATGTTTGCAATCGCCCAAGGAGTTTCCGGATCAGCGAACTGGTGAGAAACATTTTGAACTCTCTTGCCGGTGCGCAGCTGAAATTCTTTTGCGACCGTATCTTCGAGAACGGTTCCCCAGTAAGCAGGCTCGGACATTCCCTTGTCCTCAGAGAGACCGAGTTTGTCGTTCCAAACGTCCAGCGGCGTCTTCCACGGATTCAGCCCAAGAACCGCTGCAACGTCCGACCCGCCGATACCTGTACGCCGTCCCTCTAACCAGGCGGCTCTGTGTTCGTTAGTCATTTTCTACTCCAATAAATAAGGCAGCGAAGGGACCTTGAGACCCCTGCGGTAAGGCTCCCTTTTTCTGTCTCTTCGGTTTTACTTTTGTTGCGTAATACTCTCGGCCCTTCTTGTTGATTTCTTCTTTGTGCTCAAGGTAGTAGAGGCGCTTCCTCTCTTTCTCAGTGAGTTTTAATGCCATCCGTTTTCCTTCAGATACTCATCAAACAAAGGCTCAATCTCAGGATGTCGTTCATCCTCACCCTCTTCGGCAAGTTGGTTGATCCGCTCGTCGCAGTAGCGAGGAATGTATTTCTCAAAGAAATCCTCAACCAGGCGCTCATACTCAGCTTGCCGTTTTTCTTCCTGCCAGCTCATTTGCCAGAGATCTCCTGGCCCGGGGCACGTTCGAGGTGTGTAATTCATCTGAGCCACACCACTAAGAAAAACGGGAGGACGAACGAGGATGCAAGCAGCACATAAGCAATCCAAGACAGGATGATGTTGTCACTGTCCGAATTTTTCATTGTCAGAAACTTCTTCATAACAACCTCCAAAAGAAAAGCCCCCGAAAGCGCACCAAGGAGTACCGCGCTAACGAGGGCCAGGAGAGAAAAGACTTAAATCTCGAATTCCGGAAGTTTCTTGATATCCGGATACATTTGCTCGTCAATTGCTTTAAGTCCGAGCTCTGTAATGAAATCCTGAGAGAACTCTTTGAACAATGCCTTGACCTCTTTCTGAGCCTCAGCAGTCTGTACAACGTGATCCAGGTCAAGCGTTATCTCTTTCTTTCCAGCGAGCAGGGCAGAGACAACAGCCCGCTCTGCATAGGTCAGCGCATCAGTGAGGCAAATTGCTGAGCCGCGCTCTTTCAAAATGTCATCGATAACATTTGTAAAAAGCTGATTTTTTTCATACACAGATAAGATCATTTTTCTCTCCTATAAAACTATGTAAAAAAGACCACATTCAAAAGCTCCCTTAAGCGCTGAACTGGAACTAACAGTTATTGGTAAAAGCCTGGGGAGCTTATGAAGATGGTCTGAAGATGTCCCCGTCTTTCCGGGGTGTCACCTCTGCGAGATAATTAATTTGCGACTTTTTAACTATCTTTTGGAGGAAAAAGTGTCTGAACTTAAGATCGATCAAAATCAAGCAGTTTCTATACTCGTTGCCCTTATCAATCAGGGGAAGATTGAGTTGCCCTGTCTAAAAGAGTTCAATAAATTCCGAGAATGGGAGCTCAGTCAGTCGAGGCCTGACGTTAATCAATTTAATCCGATATTCGGTTACGACCTTGACGAGCATAGAAACGCCATTTGTAGACAAGCGGCAGCCCTTGATGCGGAATATCTCAAAACTTTCTTAGATGTTCTTATGTTGGAGAGGACATCTCGGGATAGGTCACTTGACGCTTGGAACCTTGTAAATTCTCTAAGGTTAATCAGAGACAAAATAGAAGCTAACTCTCTTGAGCCGATTCGGAAGTAATTTGCTCAAGAATATCGCTGACTTCCGCAGCTTGAGATGACAGCTCAAGGATTCTTTTGACTCTATCCATGGCTGTCATCTCACTATTTCTCTCGGTAAAACTAATCAAGGTCAAGTTTCGATCTATCAAGGTTTTTAACAGAGCAGCCATTTCTTTCTTACTCATTGGAAGAGTGAGGTTCCCGCAACAAAGCGCGCACGGTACATCTTGCTCTTTATCTGTCATTGTTGTCTCCTTTGATGGTCAATTCATTCAGAAACCTCTTCCGCTGCCGTTCACCGAACAGACACAAGAAAATTGACAGGGAAGGGGCTTTTGAATGGATAATTAATCGACTGGAGGAAATCACATGTCTAAAACAATTACGATTGCTGAGTGGCAAAAGTATCTAAACAAGAAAACTGGCGGATTCAAATGTCCTATCTGCCATCACACCGAATGGCAAACACAGCAAAACTCGGACGGGACAGTTGCAGAAACTAAGATCCTCGACCAGTCTTTTGAGAACTACCTTTACAATCAAATCGGAGAGGCCATTGTTGAAAATGGTGGAACTCACGAGGAAATTGCTGCAATCGATCCGCAGCACGGTCAAAGATCCGAGAGTCCCAGCCTTCTGAAAAGCGTCAATATCCTCCGTTGCGGTCACTGCGGCTGGGTAGCTTTATTTGATCGCGAATTCGTTGAGGAAGAAATCGATGGGTAAGCCTGATCAAAAGACTAAGAAATGGATTAACCTTACGATCAAGGCCTCTATGAGAGATTACGTCACTTGGGCTCAATTCGGAATAGTTCTTGGAATTGTCTCCGGTGTAATCAGCTTTCTTTTCGTTTTGATCCTTAAGCTCCATGGCGTGATCTAATTGCTTCTGGGCTTTTTTGTCGAAGAAATAGCTGACGTATCCGCAATCCGGACATTCGGCTTTGATCGCCGGTATCCCCAGATGGATTACTTTTTCCTGCTTTTCCAAAAGAAGGCCGCAGATAGGACACTTGGCGGTCTCTTTATAGGTCATTATTTTTCCCATTTTCGTCTCCTTCAAAAAACAAAAGGACACTCCGATTAAAGCCACTCAAGAGATCTACAACTACTGACCGACCGTTCGGAATGTCCTTATGTTTGCGCTCTACAGTTTCTCTTGCGAGAGCGCTTAGCTCACCCGGCTTACGATGCCGAGCCGCCTGAGTTACTGTTCTTGGTTTTCATTTCCTCGTTTGGTTGGTTTCTCAGGACCTCAACGCAGTTTGCTGTTCTTGATACTGCGTGCATCTCAAATGCGCTATTTGTCAGAGGTCTCTAGCTGAAAAATGCTGACTGGCTTCCCTTTTACCTAAGTCATTCATTTCACTGACTGCTGGTGTTCGATTGTCTGTCTTCGCGTGACCAGCACCGCCTGCACTTGGCCGTTTCGAATTTTTTCACTAGCAGGCTCTTTTTCTACCTGCTGCGTCGGCGTTTAGTTCTCCATGGCGCCGATTCTGAAATTGTCTTTATTGGAGGAACATCGTCTTGTCCTATAAATTTGATAAGCAAATATTACCATATAGGTAATAAATTATGCAATCAATTAGGTTAGATTTTTGTTACCAAGACGATAAGATTTATTTGAGTTGAAAGTTTGTTGTTTTTCGGAGACAACAAAAAAGCCGCTCTCGCGGCAATAAAAAACCGCCCGGAGGCGGTCAAGAATGATTTCAGTGATTATTCATCAAATTCAAAGGGCAGTTGTCCTCCGAAAGCTAGAGAGAACCTTCGTTCGTATTCTTCTACTGACTGACTAGTTTTGGCGATACCGACAACCTGCCAAATATGTGCACGCAAAGCTGTTAAGCCAATTTCGTTGAGGAATTGGTGGAGTTTGTCGTATTTTTTGCCTTTTGATTCTTTTTTCGCTTCCTTGAGCAACGCAAGGAGCTTGCCATTGCTCTTGGCCAAAGGAAGGTAAATGAACTTCAACGTTAGATGATAATGTTCCCAGTTACGACCTCGGACTGGGACTGGTATGTCATAAAGCCTCTGCCATTCTGCGTATAAGTCGTCCGGGAACTCTTTCGACCATTTTCTTGCCTCTTCAAGGATGTACTCTCTGAAGGCCGCAATTACCGCTGCTTTTGTAGAGTTGTATCCAGCGAGCTTGTAAACAAGTTCTCTAATACCTAACTTGGCAGAGGCTTGAAGAATTATTGAAGCGTTTTTTACTAAAAAAGTTTGATTTGATTTGAGACGATTGTCGTCATTTGCCTTTACGATAGCCTGACAAATATCGATCAAAATTGTTACGTCGTATCCGTGAGCTTTTACTTCACCGCCATCTATATTTGTTTTAAAAACAATAGGATGAGAGCTATTTTTTAATAATTCACTGCCGGCATAATCAGAGATAAATTGGGTAGTTAGAAAAGAAGGAAAGGTATCTCCTCTAATACTAGTGAACCCCAAAGCCTGCGCCATTCCTCTTTGGCTAATTACTGCAGTATGAGCAGAATCGTTCAGAACATAACAGGGTATATCAAGTCCCAAGACTTCTTTGAAACTTCCTTTGTGGATGGCCTTAAAGCCTCCGCTCTTTACTAATGCTGCATTGCGTGCAATTTCAGATCTGCGCTCGGGAGAGAGTTTCTTGGCTCTTTCAACACCGCCTTTGGACTGCTTAGTTTTATCATCCATAGCAAGCACCTAAAAATATAATCTGCTTGCTTGATTGTAACTGATTTTGTTCTTTATTGTTAAAGGTTAATCAGTTACTTTTATGTACAAGAAAACCGCCTGGGGGCGGCTTCTAAGTTATGGGTAGATTATTTCTTTAATTTTTTAACTTCGTTTAGGAATTTTTTAAAGTCTCTGCCTATCGGCTGAGTTTTGTTGAAAATTTCGTATTCTTTGTGAGCTTTTTCTTCAGCTTGCTTTTTAGAAACCTGTCCGTTTCCTTCTAAAACCGGGAGGTCATTGAATGCCAGGAACTTATCTACAGACTGGCGCAGCTCGAGCATACTAAAATTCTTCTTGCGTTCAATCTGTCCTTCAATGTAATCAAAATAACTGTTGACGGAACGCTCTAATGACTTGAGCTCCTTTTCGTCCAAATAGTTTTTTGCAATTGTCGTATCTGATTTATTGACACGCCCCTCCGGGCTGTTAGACCACGTTTTCAAACCCATGTGTGGCTTCGTGTGGTCTGCTCTGGCATGAATAATCTCGGCGGCAGTTTGATTGTTGATGGCAAAGTGAAAACGGTTCTGAACAGTTGCAAAAAAGCGTCTTGCTTCCAATGAATGACTGTCGTAGTCGATGCTGCATTCCTTGAATATTTCAGTAACTTGAAGCCAGATCCGCTGTTCGCTTGCTCGGATGGAGCGAACTCGTTCCAGCAATTCTTGAAAGTAGTCTTTTCCAAGAACAGTCTTCGCTTGTTTTAGACGATCATCATCTAGGGCGAATCCTTTGATGATGTACTCTTTAAGAACTTGGGTTGCCCACTGGCGAAAATGTGTCGCTTGCTTACTGTTTACTCGGTAGCCGACTGCAATGATGGCATCCAGATTGTAGTGCTTAACGGAACGATTGACCGTGCGAGACCCTTCTTGGCGAACTGTCAAGAAAATCTTGATAGTTGAATCTTCATCGAGTTCTCCAGAACGATAGATTGCATCCAAGTGTTGCTGAACATTCTGAGTGGTTGTACCAAAGAGATCAGCCATCATCTTCTGAGTGAGCCACATGGTCTCATTTTCCACTAGTACAGCAACGACGGGGCCGTCATCAATATTGCCGTAAAGGACGATGTTTTTTTCTTCCATATTTTTGAAATTCGATGTTTTGTTAGCCACTTATTTTAAGACTGGTTAAAAAGGAATAAGCTTCATCGTTACCGGTTTTGGTAGCGGGGTTTTACCTGATAGGTAATCTTGGTTGAAGCTGTATTAACGCCTTAAAAATAAATAAAAAAAGTAAGCCGCCCGGAGGCGGCGTTTGTTATTTTTTTAATAATTGAACAATTACGATCGACCAACCTATGATGGCAACAACCAGCGGCACTAGGATTGCTCCTACTATCCATTTTGTTTGCTTTCCAATGGCCTCGGAAACATGGGTGAGTGTACGTTGATCGGATACGGCAATTTTTCCTTCCAGATCTTTTATGTCGGCTTTGGTTGCAAAGCTTTCCAGTCTGCCTTCTATGTACCCTAGACGAGTCTCATGTCCCATCATTATGCCCACCGAGTCTTGATCTCTTTGAGCTAATTTTATCTTATTCCCCTGATCGGCTTCCATTGCGTTTACCTTACTTGGTTATTTTTCCAGGCCTTGGCTTTTTTGATTAACTGGAAGTAGTCGAATCTCAATTCACAGCTGCAAACGTTGCACCTTAAACGCATGTAAACACTAGGAGGTTCATCTGAGGGCTTCAGGATAAATTTTGCGTCTCTCACTCCTTCAGTAACAGGAGGAGTTGTATACCTGACGGAGTTGGCCATTTCCAATGCTGGTTCTCCTACGCACATGGCCGAGCTCTCAGTGATCATGCTCCAGTCGTTACTTTTGCACCAGGGGCAAGAAGATCTATTGATTGCATTCAGATACTCAACGACTAATGGTGCATCACAAGAAAGAAATTGTTCTGTCATAGCATATTTCTCCAATTAATAATATTTGAAGATTTTTTCTAAAGTTCTCAGCAAGGGAAGTTCCATATCGGCTCCTTCTATCCATTCAGTCGTATCTTTTGAGATTCATGGAGTTGACGACGCGCCCCAAAACTTGAAGCCTAAATTCAACTTCTTTGATGGGAATCTCGAACGGCCTGTAAAGGGAGTTGTCTGAAATAAAGAGAACGGCTCCGGGAATGCGCTGAACCCGTTTCACATATAGATCTCCATCTACAAGAACACAGAAAACACCATCCCGCTTAAGATCCCTGTCTTGACGGTCCACTACGATCAAATCGCCATTTCTAAAGGTTGGTTCCATTGAGTCACCAGAGGCGGTTATGAGTTCATACCCTTGCTCCCTAATCTTGCTAATGTTTTCTTGGAACCAAGGCCGTGAGACTTGGATTTGTTCAACGAAGGCATCATCCTCATAATTCTGGATGCCAGCTGACCCGCAGCAGGCTTGGATGTTGATTCTTTTCAAGTTGATGATGTTGTCATCTGGCCAGTCGTCCGGAGTGTGGTTGGTGTCCATCCAGCCGTAACTGAGCCCTAATTTTTCTTCGATGTCTCTGGCCAGCTTATCCCCCATTTCATAAAACGTTCCATTTCCTCTATCAGATCGGTTTCTTATCTGGCCCAGCGAAGGATGATTTCGTTTCCTTCCTAACTGTTCGTTCAGCTCCGCAATGGAGCCAGCTCTACTGACGAGTGTATTTAAGTTATCTCGACGAATTTCAGCGACTGTTTTCATAGTTATCTCCTTAGGCACAGCTTACCAAATTGATAATTGACAATTACCAATTAGATAATGATAAAATCTAACCAAATAGGTAATGGTGGTTTTTATGAAACTTGCTGAATTTTTTGAATTGACTGGATCGCCGTCCAAGAAGGCATTGGCTGATTTTTTAGGTGTTCCAGCCTCAAATATTTCAAATTGGATTAGGAATGAACGTCCTATCCCTTCCCGTCACTGCGCAAAAATCGAACAGTTCACGAAAGGTGCAGTGAAGATGGAAGAACTCCGGCCTGATTTTCCTTGGGATGATGCAAAGAGAGTTATTGCTGACCGGATTTCTTCCGTTTGAATAGGAGCGCTAAAAAATGCGTAAATATTCGAGCATTACACCCAAATTCTGGATAGGGAAGACTGGTCGGAAACTAAGATGCGATATTTCGGCCAAATTGGTGGCGGCTTATCTGCTTTCTTGTCCGAACAATGACATGACCGGAGTCTTTTATTGTCCGCTGTGCCAAATCTCAGCAGAAACTGGTCTTCCGTTAGAAGCCCCTTCGGTGCCCCTTCCAAGCCCCTTCCAAGGTCCTTTAAAGGGTATTCGAGAGGCTTTGGAGACCCTTCAAAGGGAAGATTTCGCCATTTACGACTATGAAAGCGAGTATGTGTTCGTCAAAAAGATGGCGCTATTTCAGATTGCTCCGGAATTAAAGCCAACAGACAAAAGAGTAACGGGTATTAGGACAGCTATTGAATCCATGCCTGATAACTTTAAATACTTGTTTATTAAAGAATATAACGAGTGTTTTAATCTTGGTTTTAAGAATATTCCTTCACCCGAAATTCAAGAATTCGGCGTTCAGACACAAGAAGGAGACGACCTCCCATCAAGCCCCATAGAAGCCCCTTCTAAGGCCCTCCGAAGCCAAGAACAAGAACAAGAACAAGAACAAGAAACATATACACGCACCGAAAAGAACGAAAAACAGTCGGAACTTGCAGAAAATTTCGCGGG